TTGCGTGGTCACTTGTGATTGTGGCTTTTAATTTTTCGCCTGCCACAGCAGCCGCTCCTGCAAGCCCTTCAATATTTGCTTTGAGCCCATTGCCAACAACTGCTGTATATGGCTGTATGCCGTTTGTTGTTATCTTGTTACGATTACCCGCGATTGCGCTTTTGCTTGCGCAGCCACCGAATATTTCGACAACTTTCCCATTATCCGTAAGGGCAAATCTTTCGCCGTTTTTAGCGTCTATAGCTATCTTATTGTCTCTCGTTTCGGTGCTCATGACGTCACCTCATGCCAAGTGCGTTTTTATAGAGCTCAACCATGGCTTCCTCTTCTTGGCGCTCATGGTCTTCTTTTTTACGCAAGCGGATAATTTCGCGCACGGCCTTGCTATCGAAACCATTTCCTTTAAGCTCGGCATAAACTTCTTTAATGTCATCGGAGATTGTTTTCTTTTCTTCTTCAAGGCGTTCGATACGCTCGATAAATGAACGTAATTGGCTTGCTGCAACTGCACTGTTTTGATCTGTGCTTCGTTCATTCTACATTCCCTTCCATTGTTCGTTTTTTCCTCACACTGGTAAAACGTTCATTGCTTGCGGGCGTCGCGGGCATTTTGTTCGTATGCTGCTTTTATGAACCGCTCGGCACCTCTTATATTTTCCCATTCGTTTTCTTCTAACTTCCTACAAAACGCGGCGAGTTCTGGTGCTGTGGGCATGAATGTTTTGTTGAAACCTTCCGCTTTGCCGCGAATAATCAAAAACACCGATTGCCTAATGGCAAAGCTGCTAATGCCGGAAAGCGCAATCGTGTAAGCTTGCGCAGCACTCGTGCTATCCATATCTTTGGGGAGCCGCATTCCTCCTGAAAGAAGCGAAAATTGGTCAGCTATTTCATCGACGGTTGCGGGCGTTAAAAGATATTTATTCGCGTCAAAAATCGCATTATTAATCATTGATATTTCGCCGTCGTATAATTTCATCCCATCCTTGAACGTTATTGGAAAGCCGGGGTTTATCCGCTGCTCTAACTTGTCCAGCATCGAACGCAGCCGCGTACGTTCGAATTGTGTCTGCCACTTTTCTAGCTGTTGGTCGGTTGTCACTGTTACTGTTTGCATTTTTTCGCTCTTGAACGGGTGCGGGTTGGTCATTCCAGCGTTCCTGATTGAGAAACGTTGTCGGGTTTAGCCATGCCCGATCAGGTGGCTTGCCGGTGACATAGCGTTGAAGCCCCACCATAATGTCCTCAAGGCTGTCTTTTTTGCGCGCTTTCAAAAACGCTGTTAATGCTTTCGGCTTTCCGACCTTGTTTGGGAATGCCGGCCAGAAGGTTTCATGAAATTCAGCTTCGAGTTCTTTTTCTCGCGCGCGTCTATCATCTGATAGGTTCCTTGATAGGTTATCTGATAGGTTACTATGCACGTCGTTCCGGTAGGCTTGGAACGTCGTTCCGGTAGGCTCGGAACGATTTTCAGGTGAATAATTTTCACGTGAACCTCGTTCCGGTAGGCTTTTTATTGAAAGACGGATAACGTCAGAGGTACGATATCCAAGTTGTCCGTACCGTGTTTCTCGGGCGATTAATCCTGCGTCTTCAAAGCGTTTGAGCCAATTGCTGATCGCACGTGTTGAACATTCACATTCAGTTGCAAGTGTGCTTTGCGACGGGAAGCATATGCCGTCTTCATCCGCATAGTTGGCGAGCATTAAAAGCACAGCTTTGCCCGTTGCATTGCCGGCCTTTTGCTTAATTGCCCACGCCATTGCTTGAAAGCTCATTTTCCCATCCCTATCCGCTAGCCTAACAAGGCTCGGGAAACACTAATTTTTGTGGTTGCGTTTTGCTTTGCGATATTCGCGAATAAAATTGCGAACACGCCGTTCGGTACTCGGTAAAATTTCACGGCCATTCCGGAGCCTTCCCACGAGCTCTGAATTCCCAACAGATTTCTTCCCGAAATAAGACGGGCCCATGCCGGTCTCATCAAGAAACCCGTTCACCAAAAAAAGAATATTTCCGCTCTGCTTGTTCATAAAATCTTAATACATCCACTTTAGCGTACATGTCAATATCCGCAAATGCGGACGTGTGTTTTTAATAAAAATGAGGGATATTATGACAATGGAAAATGAAGACTGGCGTGTGCGTTTGGCACAAAAAATAGAAGAGAGTGGCAAGTCGATGCGAGCTATTTCGATAGCTATCGGCAGGGCGGCTGGCTATGTTTTTTCAATCATGAAAGAGGGAAAAACCCCGAACGCTGAAACTCTCGCAAAAATATGCGCAGAAATAGGCACAAGTGTTTCGTATGTTCTCTACGGCCTTGATTTAACCCCAGAAGATGAAGAATTTATCATTCTTTTTTCGAAGGCTTCTCCAGCCGAGAGAGCCGTAATCTTAGCTCTTTTACGTTCAAAAAACGACGCAAAATAAATATAAATGCCTGTTTCTCGTCTTGGCTTTTCTGCAAAAAACTTTGCAGAACTGCCGAATCGGGTATTATCATGGCCCCCTCCAACGCATTACATTCTTGACGTTTATAACCTGCCCAAAAAAAGAGAACAAATCAAGAACATTTTTTCCTAGTCAACGTTCTTATCCACCTTATATTTTTTGTAAACTTTCCAACAACGCATTGTTTTGACTGTGTAAAAAACGAAAAAACAAAGATAAATAATTAGTCGACTTCTTTATCTTACCGCTATTTTCCCCTAACCAGCAATATGCTCGAATTGCGACATTTGATCACGATATCGACAAAAACACTTATAGGTGGTGCCCTATTGTTTCAATCGCGCTCCTATTGAAAAAAGATATCTGTAAAAACGGATAAAAAATCTTGACATGTCTGCAAATGCGGATATTGTAGCTTCATCAAAGCCACGAAGAAGCAAAAGCCGATCTGGCTAATGGAGTAAAAAATGTACGCGACCAACCGAAACAACCAAATGTTTGTGGATGCTATGAGCAACTTGGCAAAATCAGCCGACGCCGCTGCAAGACGCTTCTCATGGGGCGATATAAAGCCTTATCTGAAAAGCCTTGGAGGGCATTCACGCGCTCAAAAAGTCATGTCGTTGGCTTGGAAACTTTATCGTTCAAGCCCGATGGTCGGCGAAACGTTCGAGCCGTTGCGGTTTGCGCTTTACATGCGAGAAGCCCACGCAGAAGTCGATCATGAAAATGACGTTCTAACCACAATGACGCGTGAAGAAATCCTTTTCATCGGTTCCGATTGCGCGGTCAGCCCAAAGGAATTCGAAAAATGACAAAACCAAGTTTTTCGGTAAAAAAATTCGGTGACTGGTTGGTCTCGAACGGGGGTGTTTTGCTCGCAACAACAAGCCCGTGGGAAGTGATACGTGTAAAAACAAACTCCGGCGTGCTGATCGCCTACCGAGATAAATTCGGCAGGCAAACATGGAAAGGCGAACTTTCACGTTTAAGAGCCGCGTTTTTGGAAGGGCAACCTATCAAGTCAATTTCGCCCAATCTTAAACCACGTAAAAACCAGCGTTATCAGATTGCAGCAATAAGTAAACGAGACGGTCAAAAATGTTGGTTTTGCGGAAAACCTTTGCCGAATGTCGATAAAATTACCATCGAACATTTGGTAGCAAAAGCTTTTGGCGGCCCCGATCACATATCCAATCTGGTCTTGGCTTGCGACGATTGCAATCAGGCTGTCGGAACGCTGTCCGTTTCCGAAAAGGTCGCAATACGTGAAAGGCTGCAACAGCAACACAGCACAGCCGGAAAGGCGGTGGCTGCATGATGAATGAAATTGATTTGTCACACGCATTCGGTGATCTCGAAAAAGCAGAACGCGTGTTGTTGGATATCAAAAAAAGCATGTTGAACGATCAGAAACAAGCACAAGCGCGCGAAGAACAAACATTGGTGTTAGTCCTCAAGCAAATGATCGGAAAAATCAGCAATCGAAGCGAGGGAGCAAATGTCTGAAACATTGGAAAAAACAAGAAATGTTAGTACCGACAACACCACAAGAAAAGCAGAGGTTGGAAATCTACCAGTAAACAACACTGATGCAAAACAATCGGTTCCGGTACAACCGATGACATTAGTTACTCTGGCGGTTGAAAAAGGCTACGATCTTAACGTCATTGAAAGCTTGATGGATTTTCAAGACCGCTTGGATAAGAAACAGGCTAAGCAGGCGTTTGATGCAGCCATGGCTTTGGCTGTCAATGAAATACCGACGATTGCCAAAAATAAAAAAGCAATTGCCGATAAGGATGGGAACGCCCGCTATAAATATGACGATCTTTCGGAAATCGCCGAAACAGTCAAACCGATTTTGAAAAAGCACGGGCTTTCCTATCGTTTTAGGACACAACAGAACGGCGCGATAGTGTCGGTTACGTGTGTTGTTTCACATGTCGACGGGCACTCAGAAGAAAATACCTTGTCCGCGAATAACGACACGTCGGGCAGCAAGAACGCAATACAAGCAGTTGGTTCAGCGGTGACTTATCTGGAGCGTTATTCGCTTAAAGCAGCCTTAGGCCTTGCCGCTGCCGAAGATGATGATGCAAAGGCGGCGGGCGAACCGGCAATGCTCACGCATGAGCAATTTGCCGAATTGAACCAGCTTCTTGATGACCACCAAATAGATAAGGCGGCTTTCTGTGGCTATATGGGCGTCGAGGCTGTTGCTGATATTCCTCAAAACCGCTTCAAGGATGCGAAAGAGGCAATTAAGAAAAAGATTTCCAAGGCAAAGGAGGCTGCAAATGTCTGAAATTTTGCAAAGAACTCCCGAATGGTTCGAGCTTCGGCTTGGCAAAGTAACGGCATCCCGAATTGGCGACCTGATGGCGAAAACGAGAAGTGGTTATTCGGCAAGTCGCGCCAACTACATGGCTGAACTCGCTATCCAGCGTCTAACCGGTACAGTGGAGCAAGGGTTCACCAGTCCGGCGATGCAGTGGGGCACGGAACAAGAAAGCAACGCCCGAAATGCCTATTCATTCTTTACTGACAACGAGGTTAACGAGATAGCCTTTGTCAATCACCCGACGATCGAACAAGCGGGCGCTTCTCCCGATGGGATGGTTGGTGATGACGGGCTTGTCGAGATCAAATGCCCGAATTCAGCAACACATTTAGAGACATTGCTGACCGAAAAAATCAACAATAAATACATTTTACAAATGCAGTGGCAAATGGCTTGTTCAGGCCGCAAATGGTGTGACTTTGTGTCTTTCGACCCGCGTTTTCCAGAACGATGGAAGCTTTTTATCAAACGCGTCAAACGCGATGACAAGTTAATAGCCGAAATCACCGCCGAGGTTAAAAAATTCCTAGCCGAATTGGATGAAACAATGAC